GCATCAAGTCCTAAATCTGACATACTATTAAATTATAACTGAACTATATAGTTACCTAAACTGTGAGGGAAGGAGTCGAACCTTCAAGTCCCGCCAGGAACATCAGTTAAACAGACTGACACGTTTACCAGTTTCGTCACCTCACAAAGGAATCCCTAATCAGGGATTGCTTGCATGATACGTGTTACACCGATTCCTCCTCCACTTCTAGGGAAGAAGTCAAATTCTAGAAATTCTTCTAGTTCTTTTTCTACTCTTTCCTTACCAAATAATTTGTAAAGTAGATTAGCATATTCACCACCAGAGATACTATGGAATGTATCACGCATTTGACCCTTATCAGTACTACGTTCCGCACTACCAATAGTTTCCATACCATTTAAGATTACATCAATCTTTCTACTGGTTTCCCCATCATCATTCCTAGACATATTCCAGAAAGGAGATGTGAACTCAGGGAAGTCTGTAATCATACCATAACCAATCTTCTCTTCGTGTTCGTGCTCAAGTTCTTTTGTGTTGAACATATTACCCCAACCATCATAAGTATCAATTTCCAATTTAGGTAATCCAAGATGCTCACATAAATCAATCTCCATCATCTTGAGTTCTTCTACACCACCGTGCATCTCAAACTCAAACATTGGGAAGATAACTTCATGTCTTCCTTCTACAGGATTTGGTTCCTGTCTATAAGAAGTTGAAACGCAGAAAAAACCTGGTACTTCTGGATTCTTAAGCAACTCATACTCTAACCACATTTGTCCTGTTTGAGGTAATGGCCAGATCTCACCATTATATTCATAAGTTGCTACTGTTTCTGGATCTTCACATGCAGCAAGGATACTTAAACGGTTCTGAGTATGAACTTCTAAAAAACCTTTAGCCAAAAAAAATGACCTTAACAGGTCAACGGTCTTGGTATATTTTTTCGGATCAATAATGCTTGTCATTATTTTCGGTCAAACTGAATTTATTTAGACATCCTCTTTATTTGATACCCACCTCTTTTTATCAGGATCCCAACGTTTAACTTCACCTCGTTTTAATCCACCATCCTGACTATCTTCAATACGTTTCTTAAGTTCGGAAAAACTAATCTCCTTACCAGTCTTTCTTTCCTCTCTTTCAGCAGCAGTACGAACATTCCTAACAGCTTTTCTACCATACTTAAGAGAAAGATTTTTTATTCTTTGTTCCTTATCCTTTTTCTCCATCTCATCCCTTTCATCTTGAGTTAGGGATGCCCAACCCTCATTGAGTTGGGACATTGAAAACCTCTGATCCACCTGTGGTGGTAATAGTTGTTGGACCTTCTGTAGCAAGATCATATGCTATTTGATGTGGAATAGGAACAACTTCCAATCCTTTAGTCGTGTTGATCACGATATCTTCATTGTTTTTGCAACTCATTTTAATCTCCATTGGTGGATCGAACCAGTCATCATATAGACCATCATAATCTGGTGTAATAATAACTTCACTCATTATATCACATTAATCTGGATCTGTCACAGAATTTTCAGGTGTTCTTGGAACCATCTTACCAGTTTCAGGATCTTTTACCATTTGACCTTCAAAAGGATTATGTTTCTTAACTTTCTTAGTACCATCCTTATTGTACTGACTATTTGGTCCACCTGGTTTAGCACCTGGCCAATTTTCTGTTTTATCCTCTTTTACATCTTCAATATCATCAGTCATAACTATAGGATTCTTACAACCCATAGAACGAATTTTGTTCTTTACAAGATTAAGTTTAGCGTAGGTTCCACGCATATCCTTCTCTTTCTCAGGCTTCTTCTCACACTCAGGAGTGTTAACCATTGCTTCCTTAACATTACCACTCTTAGTATCAACAGAATCGTTATCAGTATCCATCAACTTTTCTGCTTGCTTGAGTTTCTTAAACTCCATCCTTTTCTTAAGATGAGCTATTTGATCATCAAGAGGATCAACAGGTTCTTGTGGTGGTGTTCCTGCTCCTGCTGGTGCTACCGATGGTGATGATGGTGCAGGTTTTGCTTGTTGCTTTCTCTTAATATGGTCTGGTACAGGTAATTCTTCGGCAATACTCTCTAATTTAGATCTAAACTCAATTTTTTCTTCAGCTCTTTTAAGAAGAGAGTTGCGAATATACTCTTCTTTACGAGTATCTTTACCATCAGGTTTACCACCCTTCTTACGTTGAATAGCATTATGAACTGCACCAGCATGTTCTTTTGATCCACTTTCTACCTTACCATCTCCATCATAATCCTTTTTATTTCTACCACCACCATGACTCTCTTCACTATCAGTCAACTCAACTGATTTAATATGAGGTTGAGCACGAAGTGCTGTAATCTTACTACGAGTAGCACGTCTTGTATATGTCTTATTATCTACATCCTTAACTCTTACATTATATTTTGTCTCATCAGACTCCTCTAATTGCTCCAAGTATCCAAGTTCTATTTCCTTCTGCTCATCTTCAACAAATACTTTATACATTGCATCGTTAACACCATGAAATGCCCAGTCAGTAGGAACTGTACTATAAGCTTCCTTAACGCCACCTTTACCAAATAATTTCTGATGAACCATCGCTTTCTCTTTTGGTGTTAAACTACTATTAGCCATATAACGAGTATAGGCAGTCTTCAAATCAATATCTTCCTTCCTAGCCTTATATCTTATATCATATACAGCTTGTGTAACTGCGTCTTTTGCAGAGCTTCCCTTACCAGACCCACCTTTCTTCTTAGCAGCAGGTGCTGCAGTGGGTGCAAATTTTCTTGCTGGTAATTCCTCAACAATATCAAAACTCATGGAAAAACTGCCTACTTTTTACTTTTCCTATATTTATTTATGAAATGCTTGTTCCAAGTTATACTAGGAGTCATTGAAGCAACGTATCTTAAAAGAGAATCAGTTCCAACTTCCCTCTTATTAGCAGGAACACCACAATTATTAGTAAGTCCAATAGATGCTTCAGACACATCCTTTACCCATGATTTAAACATCATTTCATCTTCAGTAACACATATTAAATGATTAGCACCCCTACGAATAATACGTCCAATTAATCCAGTAGTTACATCTTCAACCTTAGTACCTATATCAAAAATTTCTTTAGAAATATATGCTTCACGTAAATTTTCTAGATCTTCTTTAGGAGCAATTTCCCAAGTATTCCAACACTCTTTAACTTGCTCAACACCCATTGCTTGACGAACAGAAAGAAAATAATCATTGGCATCTTTCTTATTAAGTAAAGGTTTAGATTTACCATCTACTTGTTTATGAAGTTGATTATAAAATGTTTTAAAATCTCCTTCCATTGCTGCTAATCTCATCTTAGAAGCAGAGAATCCTTCAATACCTTTCGCATCATCCTTCCTATCACCCGATGATATAGTTTCTAAATTATCAAATTGATATAACCTTCCATTATAATCTTTTGATAACTTATCAAATTGTTTTTGACGATCACTACCACCAATAACTTTTACATTAGTATATCCATCATTATGTGCTTTCTTTAAAACATCAAAAATAGTTCTATTATTAGGATCATTTACAATCTTCTCACTATGATCTGGAAATAACCTTTTCATCACATCAGACTTCATATCAGGATCTAATGGATTCTTTTTCTTATCATTAGTACGAGAAGGGACAATCATATAATCATCACCATCACCCTTTACTGATTGAGAAGCGATATCCATCAACTGTCCATGTCCAGCATGTGGTGGATTAAATCTACCAAAAGCAACAGTTAATGTCCCCTTTGTTTTAGGAACATTAGGTGGACCATCAAGAAGTTCAGAACCAGTAGATTTTTGATTATCTGGTGGTGCTTCTGTATGTGGTGATGAAAGATTCTTTTCTTTCTCAGACTGTTTAGGATCTTTCCCACCTATCTTTTGTCTTTTATTATAAAACTTAAGTCTTCCCTTTTCAGTCTTTGCTACAAATTCTCCAGTTTTCTTATCATACCAACCACCATGACCATCCCCCTGCAATCCCAATCTAGCTGCTTGTTGGGTAGCAGTACTTTCAAGCAAAAATTTAGAAAATGATTTCATCAGTTTTGAATTAACTTCATAGTTATTGTCTCTCTATTCAAGACAATATACTGTAGAATATTATTCTTTATATCCTTGTATTTATCATCCTTTAGACCTGTTAGGTATAAATGCACGAAAGATACAAAATTAGAAAATAGATCTCCACGAACCCTCTTGATGTTTTTAAATTCTTTAATAATTTCTTCTAAAAATTTATTAAATTCCATAATTAAAATTAAGAACAATCCTATTGCTTGATTCAGTAGGAGTAGAGGACGCATGATAAGTATCACCAGAAAAAATAACAGCTCTTCCCTTTTTGGGTTCTATCTCATCTATTATACAGCCATCCTCATAAATTTTAGTAGGACCGTCACTATTATTAACATAATATACCATAGTATAATGTTCATACTCTAAGTCCCTATGAGGAACATGTGGTGTTTCATTTTGATTTCTAACCCACATGACTGCTCTTATGCGATATATCTCCTTTAAATCTGTACCATGATATTTATAGACTGCTTCAAATAAAAGAGGTAAAAGAATATCCATTTCCTTTTTTCTTGTACCATCATCAATATCAAAAATTAAATTACAAAATCCAGTATGTTCTGTATCAGAATCTTTATAAGTCAAAGATGAAACATACTTCCAATCAAAAGTATTACAACCATTCTCTATAAGATTTTGATATCCTACACCTACTATATCATCAATTACCTCATACGCCATACATATTTACCTTCTTTTTCGTCTTATCAAATACTAAGTTAAAAGATATACTAACCCTATCATCATCAGTTTCATTCATGGTTACACCATGCCTTAACCATCCAGGAAATAATAAAATAGTACCTTCCTCTGGTCTCATAGAAATTCTTTGCTCACCCCAAAATATAGAAGCTTCAGATCCAACAACAGGTGTACAAAAGAAAAATGAAGAATCATTATCAGACATACCAGTTTTATAATAATAAACTCCAGCAAGATCTGCTTCACCATGAGAATGTATATGTGCGTAATTATTTTTTTTAAACAATGTCATCCATGAATCAATAATATCATACTTATCATACCCATGTCTTATTTCACTACAATATTCTGATAAAGCAATATCAATACCTTTTTTAAGATTATCCAAATTCTTTTCGTATATTATAGAAGATTTAAAATATGGATCAGAAAGATAATGAGTAGTTCCCCATTCAGTAACCATTCTAAAATCTATATCTCCTATACAATCATCTAGTTCTTTTTGAACTTCAGAAAAATTAGAAATAAAACTTTTATAAATTGGAGTTGGAAATAATGATATTACTTTATCGCTCTGATTCATCATTATCAGGTTTACCCATAGTCTTATATTCAAGTTGTTGCTTCAAAAAGAGAACTTGCTGTCTTAAATCATCGTTCTCTTTTTCAAGATATTCACAATGTTCTTGGTAGATGATTACACTCATTTCTAGTTCGTACAGTTTGACTTCTATATCCCAGTCCACTGAACCACAAGATGGCGGTTTGTACAACTACTTATAGATTTAATGTTTTCTTTATACATCACCTTCCTTTCTATTTTCTGAATAGTGGACATCAAACTCTCCACCAGGATATCTCTTCTCCAACTTCTCTACATTCATTTCAATTATCTCATCGATTGTAGTATCAAGTGTCATACACGCTTGAGCAACATACCACATTATATCTCCAAGTTCTCTCTTCATATGATATAAATTATCAACATTAACTGGTTTACCTTGAAATACAATCTTCTTTACTATCTCAGTAAACTCACCTGACTCAGCACACATACCAAGAGCAGCAGTTAAAAGTCTATGAACAGGAAGTCCATCACCACTTTCTACTGATTGTATCTGAAAGCATCTAGAATTAAAAGCAATATAATCCTTTGATTCTTGAGATGTAACTCCATCTACAAACTCAAGGTATTTTTGGGTGTCTACTTGCCTATCCATTTTATCCTTGTAATATTGTTGTGTCCACCCGTCATTATAAGGTGAATCTGCCATCATTATAGTATTAGGATCCATATTTGTCAAATATAATTAATATTCAAAACAATTCTAGTTTTCTGATTGGTACATGTAGTTCCTCTATGATTTTGATTACCTTCAAATATAACAACTCTATTTGCGACAGATTCCACTATCTCTCCAGTTTCAAATTCAGTATATCCATCATTAGTATTAAGATAATAAATCGCAGTTTTATATGGTATATCATCACTTAAAGTATCGCCCATATCAGAATGAAAACTTCTAGAAATTATTTCTGATGTTCTAGTTTGTAAATTGAGTTTTGCTCTAAGAGGAAACTTAACTTCTAATTTATCAAATAAAGGTAATATAGCATTATAATGTTCATTTTGTGGAGAACCATTTGCATAGATAGAATTTACAAATTGAAAATTATTTAAATCATCTTCATCCCAAGGAAAAACAACATGTGAATTAAAATGCCATTCTACATAGTCAACACAAAATCTTCTTTCAAGATCCTTAAATATATCTTCTTCTAAAAAATTATCAAATACTTCAATCATTTTATTTTAAAAATTTTATCTCTATTTTTAGTAAACCATAATGCCATTGTATATCTAGATCCAGAAATAACTTCCTTTACACCATGTATATGATCCTTACCTGATGTAAATAATACTAACTTACCTATCTTAGGTATAACTTTATATTCAGTCTCAGCAAAAAAAGTTTCTCCACCAACATAACTATCATTTAAATTAATCACTGCTGAATAATCTCTATGGCAAGTATAATGTGGTTTCTCTGGATCATCTATCCAATAATTATCAGCATGTGCCCCCAACTCCATACCAGGACCCCAATAAACTAAATTACTAAACTCAGGATAAACAACTTCTTCCTCATAAAACTTAGCACAAAGTGTACAAACTCTATAATGTACAGATTCAATAATATTCCTTATATTATCATCATCTATCTCAGTACAAACAAAAATCCTACTTTCCCAGTTGGACTTATGATCATCTAAACTCCAATTTGAAGAATCATTATCTGCATGTGATTTCTGATATTCTATTAGTAAATTGCAGTCATCAATACTCAAAAAATTTTCCTTTTCAACTATTGGTATCATCACTCATTAAATTTAAATCCTGCGAATGATTTTTTAGGTTTCTTCTCTTCATGTGGATTATATTCTTCCTCTTTTCCACTGTCAAGAATATCCTCTTGTGCTTTTTGTTCAACATCATACAACCTCATTTTAGCTCTATCAATACCAACTACAAATCGTTTAAAAATTGTAGGATCATTATATCTATTCTTCAATTGCTTAACCATTATCTGATTTAATCCTTCCAACTCCTCAGTAGATATGAGAGCGAACATAAGGTCAGCAGTAGCAGGGAGTCCAAAGGATTCTGAAGTGTCAGTAAGGTCAACATCAGAAGAA